GTTTCAGAAGTTCGGAATTAAGAATGCCAATGGTAGAATTTACCCAGAGAATGTTTTGAAAAAACAAGTTGAATTATACCAAGAGAAAATTAATGACAATAGAGCTTATGGCGAATTAAATCACCCAGCAGAATCAACAATTGACCTTGGTAGAATTTCCCATAATATTAAAGAACTTCATTGGGAAGGTAGAACACTTGTTGGAAAGATGGTAATTAACACATCTGAGGGATTTAGAAAACACGGTATTGTAACCACATGTGGAGACCATGCAGCTAATCTATTGATGAATGGATATAAGATTGGAGTCTCTTCAAGAGGTGTTGGCTCTGTTGAACAAAAATTAGGACAATATATCGTTGGTGATGATTTTGAACTTATATGTTGGGACATTGTTTCAGACCCTTCAACACCAGGAGCTTATATTGGAGAACCAGAGGAACTTCAACAGTATGTAGAAGCCAACCAAACGCAGAAAGACAAAAATACAATTAACGAGAAAATTTCAAGAATAAAACAAGTTCTTAATTCATAATATAAAATAAGCGAGGCCCTTAATTGAGTCTCGCTTTATTTATGTTAGATTTTAAAATCAACATCATTTGGATTATATTGTGTTGGGTCTATATTTTCTTCCCCACTGGTTGACCAGTTATGCTCATCCTTTTGGTCTTCGAATGCCTCATAATTATTACTAACGTTAGTTATGTTATTATTATTACAAACATTAGCAATATTCCAATCATTACCCAACACATCTTCTCTTAAAATTCTTTTAACAGATTCTCTTACAATTCTGTGAAGGTCTGATTCAGTTAGTCTGATTAGTTTCTTCATTTTGTCTTTTCTATTTGAAAGTCATTAGTTTTAAATTGAAAAACTAAGTTGTTTGATATTGTACTTATCTTACTTTCAAGTATGGGCTTTAAATCTTTCAAGTTTTTTTTGTTCTTTTCAACTTGTCTCAGATAAAAATCAAAAGATAAAAACTTTTTCTTATTTGGCATCATATTTTCAGTGTTGATGTCGAAGTCAAGAATAAATCTATCATCGAAATTAATACCATCAGTTAAGAAACATTTTATTCTCTTTTTCATTTCCTTTTCAATGTTGTATATTTTCATTTCATAATTTGTCTCCTTTAAAGGACATATCCAACATTTCCCTGAAACGTATACAACTTGTGGGTTATCTTTATTAACCGACCCATATTTTAAAGCTATATGTTTACAAACATCTAGTTTATATTCTTTATTAAGTCTTTTCATTTTTTACTTATTTTTATATATAAAAAATAACATTTTTTTTACAAAAAACAAGTAAATTTTTATTCATCCATTAATATGTCTCTTATTTCAAGAAGTTTAGCAATGTCACCAACAATGTTATCCTTATTATACTTCATTTCACTGATTTGACTATTAAGAGCTTTCAACTCTGCATTCTCAGAATCTTCCTTTAACATGCTGTTTAACTTCTCAATGCACTCATTCTTAAATTTATTGAAAAGTTTTTCCTTTCTTTGCTCAGCAATTGGACTTCTCCAATCAGTAATTTGCTGTACGAAAGACATTTCTGATTCAGTCAATGTATCCTTAAGTTTTTCCTTATAATCTCTTATCAACTTATCTGGGTCAATACTCTCCTTGATAACATCATTTTTATGTTTATTCATATAGTCAGAAATATTCTTATTACTTTCAGCAATGACTACGACATTATTGATAGCCTTCAATCTCTTTGTAAGAATGTTATGGCCAGACTCATAAAGCTTCTTTGTTTCTTCATCAATGAAATCAGCAGGCATGATGTTGTTTTCCTTCAAGACCTTTCTAAGTTTCTTATTGGATTCAAGAACTGTGTCTTTGTTGATTGTCGCAACAATTGCCTCATTAAGCTTCATTATGATTGTATCTGGCTCTAGTGTTTCAGCAATCTTTCCCTTGTACTGCTTGATTACGTTATAATAGTTGAATTCACCCATAAGGTTAGAATCTTCCTTAATGGTCTTTATAACAGCTCTTACAGCCTTTTTATTATTCTTAAAGAGTTCTGGAAGTCTCTCCTCGAATATATGATTAAGAATACCAAAGTTAGTTGTGTTAACCTGGTCTTCAAGTGCCTTTTGCTCTTTGCGTTCTTCTATTGATTCATCAAGCATAACTCTTGCAGCATCATAAGCCTCGAAATTTTCTCTTTCAAGGGCTTCTTTCATAATGCTGATATAATTTGAAAATTCCTTATTATATTTCATATTAATTAATATTTCCTATAAATATCAGTTAAGAATGGAAAAGCGTGACAATTATGCCACGCCCTTCAATTATTCCTCTTCATCTTTATCAACAAATTTTTCAAGAGCGTTAATCATTTTATCAAATTCTTCATTTATCATTAATGAATCTCCATTATATACATCAGCTCTTTCATATTTGGTTTCCTTTGGAGAAAGTGTATGTTCATCCAATTTTGATAAATATTTGTCAAACATTCTATCAAGTGCTTCATTAAGCACAGGTTTTCCACGATATCTGTTTTCCATTGGTGGTGCAGGTGGTTCTCCACCCATATCCATTCCAGTATCTCCACCAGCTCCCATATCAGCAGTTGGCATTGAACCTTCCTGTCCTGCTATGTCACCATTTTCATCAGCACCTGGTGCTCCAAGGGAATCAAGTTCTCCTCCTAGGTCAGCACCACCGCCTCCCATTGGTGGTGCGCCTCCACCACCCATTCCATCAGCACCCATGCCTCCTTGACCTTGCTGGTCTTCAGCATATTCTGCTCCTGGTTCTCCATAGATTCTGTCAACATTATCGAAGATACCTGTCTTCTTAATAATCTGTGTGGTCTTCTCAAGCTCAGCAGCGATACCCTTTTCAAGACGTATCTCTTCAAGGTTCTCCTTAATTTCTTTTTCAGACCATTTCATAATCTGCTTTAATGCACGAGTCTGAGACATAACTGGTAATCCATTACCTGGGTCAGATACAGCGTCTCTAACGGCATCAATCTTCTTCTGCATGTTCTCAATCTCAAGCTGTTCTGCCTGTGTTGATGGGTTGTTCATTGACAACGTGAAGTTTGTTAACTCATCATCAAATCCAAGAAGGTATAGATGAATTGTTGCAATCTTTGTCAACTCCATCAAGAATGCCTGCTGTATTCTATTGATTGTTCTTGTGAAACGAATGTCCATCAATGCAAGGTTCTTACCATCACCAGCATTTTCCTCAAAGTTAAGGAATGACTTAGGTATCCTAAGTGCCGTAAGCACTTTATTCTGTACAAACTTAATGTCATCCATAGCAGTAAGGTTTTGACCAGCAGAAAGTGTGTCAATTGGTGTAGGGGCAGCTTCATCACGAACTGGAATGAAGATATCCTGGTCAATTCCTAAGATATTCTTTCTAAGGTCAACCTGTCCAGTTACAGGGTCGATGATTGGAGTTCTCTTAAACTCATTTGCAATCTGTTCAACATATGCTGGTACATCAGCATCATCAATAGCACCTACGAAAATCTTATATACACGTCTTTCAACTGAACGTTCAAGACGATAGATAAGCATCATATCTTCCATTAATGAAAGCATTCTCCAGTGTCTACGTGCTGAGTTAAGATAACTAACGCCATAAGGTAGATAAAGTGAGTTCTCCAATAATCTGAAGTGTGCAATCTGCCAATCCCTGAATGGTATCTGAGAGTTGTTATCATCAAGCCAAATGAATTGTGTTGAAAGGTCAGCATCATCCTTTGTTATACCATTAACGGCAATTGATGCTCCAGCACCATAAGGACTTTGAATACCACTCTCAATTCTTTCAACATTGAATACTGGCATTTGTTTCCAACCCTTTACACCATTCTTATGGTCGATGTTAAGAAGCATAAACTGGTTTCCGTACTTACACATTGCACGAATAACCATCTGTGCTGTCATCTGAAGATTAAGCCTGTTAACAAACAAATCTTCAAGAATATTCTTTACTCTGTCTGATTTAGAGTAAACATTCACAACCATACCTCTATCATTAACTATGGTTGCTTCCTCAGATACAATTGTTAATGCTGCGCCAATCTCAGGGAATGCATCCATAAGGTCAGCATCACGGTACATTAACTTTACATTGTTAAGTCCAGCATATGCTGTTACAGATAGATTAACATTAGCCTTAACCCACCTGTCACTTAAGTATTTATTTTGCTGTAATTCAAGCTTTTTCTGCAAATACTCTTCCTTATCCGTTGTTCTGAAGATTACATCATTTCCAGAACCAGAAGACATGTCATAACTATTTACATGAGGCGTAACTGGGTCATTACTTTTCCAGTTACCAGTAATTGCTTTATCAAGGGCTTGAAAGACTGTACTCTTTTTTGCCATATTTTTTTAT